GGTTTTTAAGATCCGAAACAAAAACCTGTGAAAGCACTTCACAGTAAAACTATCCTATCGGAAATACGCGTTTGTCGTCGCGTGACACGTTAATAACATCTCAAAGAATGAGCTGGTGGAGGAACTGAGTACCTCAACAGAAAATCTTTTCCCGCTGCTACTACAACTGCCAAAACAACAGGTGACGTAGTAGTATTGAAAGTGTCCAAATGAACATTATACAACGAAGGGGGAGCCACAGAATAAGGCGTTGTAGGATACACGGGAATCCATTCAGTATTTGCAACAAAAGGCACAATGTAATCAATTACCTGAGTTTCCCTCAAATTAATCATCCTAATTCCATCTCCAAAACGATAAGAATCTGGAATTCCAAAAGTGCTACTCACTTGCTTAGAATTATCATATTTGGCCAATGCAGTAACATTTTGGGGCTCATCTGAGGCCAAAGAAGAGTACAAAATCTTAAATTTAATCTGACCTCTCCACAAAAGAAAAACTCGAGCAAGCTGATCAAAAATTCCTCCTCCGTTGATTCTTGCAGTCGTAGACCCAAAAAACTGGGGTATCGGCTGCAAATCTTGACCATATCTAAAAGACCAACGTTGCATTATCCCTTCAAAAGTGCAAACATCATCACAGGCTTGCAATACCCCTGGGTGTGATCCACAAAAAGGCGAACTACCCGCTAACGACATAACAGTAGATTGAGCCTCTACTCCTGGGTCAAAATCTGGTCCGAACTCTTGCAAGCTATTGAACTGAAAATCATTTCCTGGACACTCATATAACATAAAAGGACATGTCGGAGTAACATCCCCTACCGTTTTAGGAGCCTGTCCATCCGTCAAACAAATCGTTAAGGTTCCCATTCTCACTCCTGAATCTACCTCACACCACAAGTTTGGAAACAAATATGGCACAAAGAAACTCACTCGCGTTGTTCCATGAACTGAAACAACCTTTGTAGGAACATCTCCTGCAATAAGGGACTGATCAACAGAGTAATTGAGTGATACATTTGCTCTATAACTTATGAAATTTGAAGAAGGAAACAACAGCGTATACTGAACGCCCCCTCTCCATCGACGAAACATCTGACCAACAAATACTATTCTGGAACAACTCGCTACATCTCGATCAGATGCAAACGGATTTACTTCATAGCTAACAGGAGACGAACCTATTGTCCCGACAGATATTAGAGATGGTACTCTCATATAATCATAAACGGAAGTCGTTTTCCCTGCAAACTTAATAGATCCTGAGGCCAAAACATGCCTAGTATCAGAATACAACATAGACCCATAAATCGATGGAATCACTTCTACATTCCCATCCCCTTTTGAGTCGTTTGCAACGACTCCTACGGGAGGCCCTACTTCAACTCCTTGCAAGGAAAACCCCTCTACAGTTTGAGAAACGTATGAAGAAGCGTACTCTATTCCTTGATCCACTGCTTGTTCCACTCCAGTGAACATCTTCTTTGAAACCTGTTTAGCGACTTCTCCTCCCACATAAGACATACCTGACATCAGCAAGCTAGATTGTGATTCCACTTGTACCTTCCTTCTTAAAAGAGATGCT